GCATATACGGACCCAATCTGTGCAGCTTTAATTTTTATTATTTTGCTGAAATTGTTCTCATCGATATTCTCTGTAAAATGCAGCAGCTCTTTCCGGAGCCTGTGGCAATAATCCTCTAAGACTTGAACCCTTTGTTCTATTTTCATGCCTCTTAAAGTATCAGGAGGATCTAATTTAAAATTCATACCCTGTCACTTCCTATCGTAACATTTCTGCTCATGCCATATATTCTTGAGGTACCGTATCCGGAGAATTTTATCTTTATCCTTTCACACTGGAGCGGTGGGATATCTACCAGGTACATCTGCTTATTGCCTTTATTCGTTATGGTCTTTATATCCTTGTACATTCCACCGTCTGTTTTAACTGAAACTGTCATGAAAGTGTCTTCTGCCAGCTCCACCCGGTAAGATATACCGGTATTAACTTTCTTACCGAAATAATCATCAGTAAAATCAGCCGTTTCAAACCACCAGTGAAATTTCTCGGTACCCGAATTAAACTTATATATCTTTTTATCAGCAGCCATGGCATACAAACTTCCGTTCCAGCGCGCGAACTGTATAATATCCAGATTATCTTCCTGCATCCACACATCATTTTGAGTATCATAAACATAAAGCTTTTTCCCGTCTTTAGTCTCCAGGGAGATATAATACATTCTGCCGTCAGTCCCTGAAGCCCCGGAAATAAAGGTTTCGTTCAAATCCTGCGATATTTCAGCAGGCTGGCCACCGGAATATCTCATTATTCCGTCCCGGGACAAAAAATACAGCAATGATTTAACTTCTGTTATGGAATTTTGTGTTAATCCGCCGGTTTTTGAAACTTGAAGCACATTAAAATTTCCCGGTCGCTGGCCGTAAAGTTCATGACAAAAATCCGGTTTAAGCATTACAACATGACCCTGATACTCAACACATCCAGTAAAGGATCCGTCACTTGCCACATCGGTTGCATACGCTCCTACCTCTGACGGATCTCCGTTTTCATCCACAAAAGTTGTCCAGTCCTGCATGTTTCCCAGGGCGCAGGCATAAATATTCGAGCCTTTCAGGCCGAATATCCGGTTGTTATGTACACAGGCTACATCAATATCAGGGCAGGAACCTTCGGCCGGGTATTCGGTACCGTTACCAACGTTACCAAACTCATCCTCGATATAGTCGTAGTATTTTTTATCCGGAAAAATCACAATACGGCCGTTAAAATCGACTATAGATTTGGGTCCGTTGGCCACCGTTCCTTTTACCATGCCATCCCATACAAAATCAGTTCCGTCCACCCAACAAAGCTTTTCAGAGGCAAATAACGCATTTGGCTGTTTGCTTAAAGTTGTATACACTTCACGGGGTGGCCTGGTTACAAGGCATGGTAATTCTCTCGAGGACATGTTCCAGGATGCCGATATTTGGTTATCTGAAATAACAGAATTCCTGTTAAGGCCTTGAAACCCATATATAACAGGTTTAACTTTATTCCTCTTAGGATTTGCATATGGTAATCGCATTTATTTTCACCTACATGAAATTTCTGGACTTAAGATGGTTCGCCGGCCGGTTTCGCTGGAGCTGCTTTGCGTATTCATCCCAGGCTGTATTAAACTGCAGCATGTCATTGTTGTATGTGTCTATATCGTCATTGAAATATGCTATTTGTGCAAGCAGGTACCACATATAAATCTTTAATTGTGAGTCAGGAAGCAAAAGCTCCTGGTCCAAAGTCGTGTATTTTTCAAGTGGTTTTCTGGCCACTATACGAATCTGGCCAGGCTCTTTGTCTGTCTGGTGCGGTATCGGATAAAAATTAATCTTGTCATCAGCAAAGAAATATCCAGGCCTGTTTAGGCTCCGGACGTCAATTTTGTCTATCTGTTTTCCTTCAACATACACCAGGACGATATCCGAAAATGACACGTCTTCAGGAAGGTTATATGCAGACTGGCCCGCTTTTCTCTGAATCGGATGCACAGTGTATTCCGGGATTAAATCATTGCGAACGGCTGAATCTACATCCCAGCACCAATCAATCTTCAGTTTATCCCCAAATCTGTTCGGTCTGAGTTCATCAACTCTTTGTATAACTTCCCGTATTTTCAAATCAATCACACCTTTTATACAAAAAAAAGTTAAAAAGACCACCTGATTAGATGGTCTTTAAGTGTTTTTACCGTTCAATCCCCAATTCCCGTGCCCGTCTCCTGTGTTGTTCCTCAAAGCTTTCGATGACATTTGCAGCGTGGACATCCTGTATCATCGAATCCTCCAGCACCATTTTTACATACCGTGGAATCATGACCTCCACACCGCGTTGGATGATGAAGGTTTTGCCATTTACGCCGACAACAATGTCATCCTTGTACTTGTCGTTATCTTTAAAAGCAAAAAATGGCACTCTTTCATTCAGCCAGTCCTGTATGTTTCTTGGAGTTGTATTAACCGGCTCCTGAATATCATCCACTTTTTTCGTTTTCAGCTCCTCAAGCTTTGCTTCAAGCTCTTTTTCCTTTGCCTGCTGAGCTTCTATATATGCCAATAATTCAGCCTTTGTCATATCCGATAATTTTTTATTCAATTCTTCTAACATAATATCATCCTCCTACCGTCTTTCCGGCGTGTCGTAATTGGGTAAAGGGTGTCAGTATAATTGACACCCTTTATGGTTTAGTTAGCCCCGCTTTCAAAAGTGGATGCGGTTTCAATCCTGAGCATGTAGGTTTCAACAAGCCTTACTGCAGTTTTGATGGCTTTCCAGCCTACAGTTGCCCTTTGGTTCAAAGGATCGGCGGTACCGGCAGAACCCAGCTGCTTCACGATGGTCTGCAACCCACCACCGGTTACCTTAGTAACGCCGTATGCGTCAGCACCAAGGAGCAGGGTGGAATATACATCACGGCCTGCAGCTCCGGCTTCACCCGGATAGATAACATCGCCATCTGCAGGTGCGTTGCCCGCTGGTGCGGTTTCATTCACAACAAATGATGCACTCCCTGCTGTCCCTGCAGTTGCACTCTTGATTGAGTACAGCACACCATCAATAATAACTTTTCTACCTGCCAGTGCTGTTGCTTCAGCGGCAGAAAGAGCCTCATCAATACCAACAGTCTTTGTTCCAGCTGTCCAGGAAGCAACGGTCAAGGTGCGGGTTTCGTTTGTGGATCCCTCAGCAACAAGATCCTCTGCATGGAAGATCTTTGCTTCTGTGGTTTCAACAAACCTCACACCGTGAATCTTGCCGATTTCACCTTCAAAGATTTGTTCGGAACCGGCGTATTCGGATGCGCTGATCCAATCCTTATCGCCCATAAGGTCGAATGCAACATCCGGATGGATAATGCCAACATAGTAACCATTAATCTTCTTGGCTTTATTGGTCTTTAGGTTTCTTACACCGCGCCTGATGCACTCAACAGTCAGATAATGGTTATCTGCTGCTTGGGACTGTCCTCCAGTGAGCAGATACCTGGCATTCACCTGGCCGTTTGCATACTGTACGTTAGTTCCACCGTTCAGCACTTCACGGGTTACGGTGTCAAGGGTCTCACCAGCCTGCTGTGCGTGCAATTTTGTTGCCTCCAGGATGTTGTTGTCAATGGCGGTCAGTATCAGCACATCGGAAATTTCCGTATAATCACCGTACTGGTTGACAGTTGCGGTGATCGTGCTGACCGACAGTTTCCTACCAGATGGAGTAACACCTTCAGTTAATGGTATCAGAGCTTTTGGATAAGGTGCGTACTTCCTGAATTCAACTGTCTTACCTGAACCCTTTGGAATATCTCTCTGTTGGCCAAATTGGTCATGAACCAAAACGGCTTTTGCATTCTCAATCAGGTACTTATCATAGAAAGTTTTCATTTCTGCTGACAAGCCCTCATCGGTCGTTACGTTTGTATTGTCAAAGTGCTGAATGTCGAACCCAACATATTCAGCTACATCATTGAAAAGCTTCAGTAACTTTTCCATAGTGGGATTACTCTCCTTTCTTCAATTCTTGATTCTTGCCCGCAATCCCACCAGGTTTATCCGTTAAAATTTAACGTCCTCAGGTCTGAGGTCACCTCGTAGGATTCGATCGGCAAGTTCCTTCACTTCCTTGCCCGTCATGGCAGACGGATTTTTCTTGATGTTTACTGCAGGGCTGTTATTTGCCCCGTTTTCTTTTGGTCTTTGATTGTTGGCCTTTATGTTGTCAGCTGTTCTTTTCTCCATCCGCTTTGCGATGTTTTCTTCCCACCAGTCCATCTCAGATACCTTGAAAGCATTGTCAATAGGGAAACCATTCTCAAGCATCGTGAAGAAAACATCATTCGGCTGCCAGTTTTTAAAGTCAAACTCTGCAAATTCCGGCCGTTTTGACAGGATTTCCGGTGCGTGAACTATTTCATACGCTGCTTTAATGCTCATGCCCTCATCAATCAACTGTACAAACTGTGGATTCAAAGCTTCTGCTCTCAGATTAAATTCCGGATATATTCTCTGAAGTTCAATTGCATCGGCCTGATGCTTCGCAGCTTTTTGCCGAATTTCTTCCTGTTTCCTTTCCCAGGCCGCAATCTCGGCAAGCTTCCGTTCACGCTCCATTTCCCTTCTGTACTCTTCAACACTCATGCCTTTTTCGTATGCTTCATCCTCCAGACGCTTCTGCTGAATCTTTTCCAACTCTGCGAGAGCTTGCTTTCTATCACTGACATTGAGTATTTTCATCACTTTTTTCATGTCAGCATCCAGTTCTTTAAGGTTTTGCTCCAAGCCGGTAAACTTTTTCATTCGCCTGCTAATGTGGCCCTGAACATCCTGGTCATATAGGTCTTTAAACTCGGCCTTGAACTTTTTATACGCAGCAGCCCTCTCTTCTGGAGACATAGTTGATCCCTGGCCGGCGTCACCAGGCTCGTTACTGCCTTGTGCACTTTCCCCACCTGCAGCTGATCCAGTAGCATCACCGGCTGTACCTCCGGCATCCGCGGCAGCTGTTCCACCTTCATCAAAGTGGGTAAGGTTGATATCCAATAGATTTTCAAGGTTCATAACATCTTCCTCCTGCCGTCTCTCCGGCGTGTCAAAATCTCCCGTCTTTCCGGGGTGTCTAAAAATACATTAGCATGAGTTAAAAATCTATTTTGCAACGGAATTTTTTACACTTCTTCACGTCCTTTATGTACTGACTTGGTAAGTGCATCACGGTCACCAGGATTGACTTGACAAAAACAAACACTTTTCCTGCATATACGATGATGTCCGTACACTCTTCATGAGAATAATAGAGCTTGTCCAGGTACCGGCGAATTGAGCCGGTCAACTGTGTCCTGTTTATACCCCTTTTGATTGCATTATTCACTAACCTATAACAGGCTTTTTTCCCCACCCCTGCGCGTTCTTTTATTCGTTTTCGGGCGTGGTTAGTGATTATCATGTCTTCATCTCCCTAACCTGAATATGGTTTGGATACTGCTTTTCAATCTGTTTCAGGCCAATAAGAACAGTCATAAACACTGCATCCACCACGGCCTGCTCTGTTTCATCAGCGAACGGTTCAATTTCCACCGTCACCCCGTTCTGATACTGCAAGCGGGTAAATGAAATATCCTGTATGTTTTTCAAGGTACCTACAAGTGCAAAGGCAAGTGCTGATATACCGGCACAAACAACATCGTTTCCAGGGTTATATCCGGCATGGCCTTTCAGGTCCATAGCCGTAAAGCCATGGTTATCCCTGTAAAACTCTACTGTCACCACCAGGAAGCACCCCCTGTTTCTGTTGTGCTGCAAGAGCTTGAAGGATTGGCTGCACTCGCATAAGAGTCTGTTGCATTTGTTGCATCTGTTGATACATCATTGCATTTGCGCGAATCATTTCAGCTATTTTTTCTTTTCCTTCAAAAGTCATCATCTCAAGGGCAATAAGCGCCGATTCTGCCATCTGAGGGTTAAAGAAACCAGCTTTGAACATCGCTTGTGCCATCTCATTGTGGACCATAGTAGAATACGGATTTGATTTTTCAGGAACGATGTCAATATCGAATTCAGGCTTCCTGTATTTCGGCTCTTCACCTTCATACATTGATGGAAACAGCTGCGGCCTGAGGCCGGAATTATCATAATCAACAAATTCATAGGTCCCATTCGGCATATCTATCCTGAATGTACGGGTGACATTATATAATTGCCTTATATGTTCTACAAGAAAGGTCATTTCACGCCTGAATACTTCATACGAAGAAGAAATCATATCCCTGGAAACCTTGTTTCCGGCTTCCTGGAGCGCATATATTGCAGCTGCAGCTGTAACGCCTTTACCGCCCTGGCCGGAATTGAACACGTCATTTGCGGAAATTTCCCGAAGTTCTGATATTTTTTCCTGACGATGCTGAACAATGAACGGATGCAAAGGTGTAACCTGCCACTCACGAATACTATCCTCACTCAAGCTACCCTCAGTTTCGATAAATTCTTTTGACCAGTCTGTGGCATCATCCAAGTTTATACCGCTGCTGCGTTTATAAAACCACCTTTTTCGACCCGCCTTAAAGGCATTTTCGATGATGATAGCATCAAGCTTGTCAATGTAAATTTGCGGATTTTTAGCAATATCTATAAATCCAAACCCTGTAATGGTTCCCTCTTCAGGAAACAGCACATCAAACTCAACCGGGTATTGATTGCATTCGTAATAGCCTTTTTCGACATATTCCGGGTAATCCTCTGAACAAAAATACGGAATGTCTCCGGCCAACTTGCATAATTGCAGCGTCTTTCTGCCCTGAGAATTCTCAATGAAGTAATACCAGTCAATCATCAGTGTTTTGTCTGATAAATCGTTCTGGTCATCCTGGATATACTGCTTCGGGATAATCGGCTTGTCACTGGATAGTTTATCTGCTATTTCTGGCATCTGCTTTTTCAGGTATTCGGTATCTTCCAGAGCCCACACAAAGAAATTTTTACTGTCCTGGATATTAGTTATTCCCGGTTCCCAAGCGCAATTAAGTGCATCTATGTACGATGGTTTGATATCGCCCAGGCCGTTATTTGCCTCTGGATCCCAAAACATACCCTTGATTACAAATCCGTGTTTGAGCTTGTACCACCATGCATTGCTGTATACCTTGCGGTAATTATTCGCTTTTAATATTGCCGGTACAATTTCCGTTAATCTTTGGGCCTCTTGTATATCGTCCCTGTCTTTTGGCAGGAAGTTTGCTTTCGGGTAATTATCCATTGCATCCGCGTGCTTGTTGGCAAGAATGTTAAACAGATATGCAGTCACCGGCTCGGGCTTATCTTTTGCGTATTCTTTCCGAATAAGGTCCCAATGCCTGGATCGGTACCACATTTCGTTATCGACTATCTTTGCATCCAGCTGTTCTTTTCCACGTTGGTACTTCTGCAACGTATCCAGAGCCGCGCGGACTCGTGACCGATCCATACCTGTTCGTAATCCCTCTTGTGCTCCCTTCGGTATATTCCTGGATATATTCACGTTATAGCCAAACAAATTAAAATTCATAGGATCACCCCTTAGCTCTATAATACAGCATGCTTCTACATACGAATGAAACCGTAAGGATCACGCTTCTGCTCTCTCTCAGTCTCCAACGGATTATATGGGATCTCTTTTTTCTTCACTTTCTTGCGCGGTCCAATTGGCCTTGCCATGCAGACATAACGCATCTCATCCGCGATATGATCTTCAAGTTTTGAATCCAGGTCCTCAACATTCACTGTATCGTGCAACATTTCAGGTATTGTTCTGATGGTGTTTACGCATGTTGTAAACACATACAATGCAGCCCGGCCTTCTTCATCAAATTCCAGTCGGTTATGCATCTGCATCCACCCATTCAGCCGGTTGTTATCAGCTTTGTTGAAATACACCCGATGTTTTTCCATGATTTCTGCTATACTTTCACCTTTTTCTCCATGCCCCTCAATCCAGATTGCCGGGTCCGCGACACCATGAATGTAAATACCGGGTGGTTCCAATTCGTCTTCTATTTTGCGTATCTCCTGGGCTATTTTATCTGCAGACCATCTGACACCAACATCCGGTTCCCCGGTCCATCCATACAGCTCCCGGTATTTGTATATCACGCCGTCATGATTCACCGCATACCAGCCCACAGCAAAAGGCCTTGCATAACCAAAGTCAAATGACCGGTACCGGTACCATGTATCCGGAATCCTGAACGGCTCAACAACATGCGTCCACCGATGCGTAAGATAGCCTTCCGGGTTATCACGCCATTCAGTGAAATACTGCCCTTCAAACACATTCCAGTCTCCATAAAGCATTGCCTTTTTTCGAACTTCCGGAAGAGCCTCCAGGGCTTCAACATAATCCGGGTCATTCTCCATCAGATATTTGTTGTCGTACACCAATGAAGGTATGAAAACATAATTCTCAGGCTTTTCCTTGCTTTTATATTTCTTGTCGATGAACAATCTTTTCACCCAGGCATGGCCAACTCCACCAGGATTGCAAGTAAAATACATTCGCGGTCTGAACTTCACCTTAATCATGCCGCTGGAGCGGTTACATTCGGTGAAGATCTGAAACTGAAACTCTGTAAATTGTGTCGCCTCTTCAAGGAATATGACATCGTATGCCTGGCCCTGATATTGGAGAGCATCCTTCTCATTGTCGCAGTATCCCAGGCGTAAACGTGAGCCATTCGGGAATATAAAAGCGTGAGACTCACGGTCATATTTGCAAACGTGACCTATTTCAGCCTGCAGTTGCAGCAAATGATTTTCTTTCAGGTCCTTGTATGTACGGCGAACAAACAGGATCTGGATGCCTGGGTACTTGAAGCACAATAGGATAGCTTTGCGTCTTGCCGCCCAGCTCTTACCACCGCCGCGGGCCCCACCGTAAGCTGTGTACCTGGCCTTAGATTTAAAAAACTGTATTTGTTTCGGATATGGATAACCACGAAGTTTAACCGTTATCGCTGCTATAGTCCTTCACCGCCTTATTCGGACCATTCATCCAATTCACCTTCCATCTGGATTATGATCCCCTCGTCAGTAATCTGAGATTTTTGTGCTGCTGCAGCTTTATCCAGTTCAAGCTTTTCCTTAGCCAGCTGAATCTTTTGTTCATCAACCTCAATTTTTGCCTTGTCTGCAGGACTAAGCAGGCCAAGCAATGTCCGCTGCAGTTCTTTTGATATTTGGAGAGCTTTCGCAAGATCAGCCAGGCGTTTTGTATCAACAACATCATAAATGCGCTCTTCAACGTTCTGGTTTTCAACAGACATAACTCTCTCAGTCTGTTTTCCTGTTGAAGTTGTTAATGTGACTATTTGCGGTGATTTTTCTTTTACCTGAACCAGATGCCTTTTAAACTGCAATTCATCTTTAAGTGCATCCAGAACGATTTTGTTAATCAGTTCTGTGGCCTCCAGCGCCGGGTCAATTTCATCCACTATACGTGCAGCACGGCGGTCGGCTAATCTCTGTGACGTTTTCGCTATAACTTTCGTAACGATATCCTCTCTGTTACGTTTTGCCGAAGCCGCCCACCCTTCACGCTTTGCACGGTCCCGAATAGTAGGAAACGGAATACCGTATTTTTCAGCCAGCTTCCGATACGATGTTTTTGTCGTCTCATATTCAGTTCGTATTTTCACCCAGTCACGTTTTTTAGCCATTAAAAAGCCCTCCCACCTTGAATTATAGGTTAGAAGGGCCTTTCTTCCTGAAATACCTTACTCAGGGAACAACAAATTTTCAATTTTTTTCATCACTTCCGCTTTAATTTCCTGTCTCAGTTTTTTCCTGATACGAGCCTCACGCTCAAAATGACTTTCATATCCCGCCGGTACCGGTGTAGGCTTTGCTATTCTATCTTGCACTATTGGGTACCAGTTCTCATCTATTAGCCCCTGTTCTATTAACTGATTTATTCGCTGGGATATATACCCCTGTGAAGCTCCTAACAACTCTGCTATTTTAGTCTGATTTCCCCTTTTTTTATACCCTACTTGCTTAATCACATCGATAAGTTCTGTATCCGAAAACCTCATTACGGTTTTACCCCCATTCTTTAGTGAATTATTAGTGAGTTGAAAATTATTAGCCCGAATTATTAATTAAATTTTATGCTATTTTTCTATAATCCGCTAAAATCAACTATGTTCGAGGGTTAAAAAATTTTGGGTTACCTGGTTGCCTGTTTGGTTTTATATTATATTTTCTTGCTTTTCGATACACTGTTGACACACTGCAACAGTTCATTTTCGCCACATCACGATATGTACAACGCTCAGTAATAAGTTTTTTTCTCAGGTAGGATGCGGTCAAAACCACTTCCCCTAACTCTTCCATCCGGTAAGTCATAACCAAACGATGAATGCGGTACCGGGACAGACCATATTTCTGTGACAGCTCATCCAAGGTTTTTCCCTGGAGAATGTGTTCCTTGTACAATGTTTTAGCTGACACGCATCCCATATCTCTTCTCACTCCCGCTGTGATATTGCCTGCTCTTCAACTGTTTCAACCCAGAGAATTACTCCGTCATCATCTTTTTCAGCTTTTAGTTTAAATTTTTCTAGCGCTGTACTCACAAGGTCATTTGGCAACCTAACTTCAGCGAGATCTTCCTGAACCAGTATTGCACATATCCAGGCCTGGATAATAGCAACGCTTGCCTTCGCCTCGTCCCGTTGCCCTATGACATTCTTGATTTCCTGATAAACCGGCGGCAATAGGTCGTTTTTAACCCTGTCCAAATGCTTCTGCTTTGCCTCTAACTCCTTCTGCAGCTTTTCAATTTGCCTGTCCCTTCTCCGAATAGTTCCTTCCAGTCTTTTGATTTTTGATTCCTCTGTTCCTCTCATACAGCTTTTGCCTCCTTCGATTTAATTCCTTCAATCCTTGCCTTCAAGGCATTCATTAATGTTTCCTGTGTCTTTTCTTTGTCAGCCAGGGCATTAATAACATCCTCATCCACCCCGCTAACAACAACCAATCGGTGATTAAAAACTTTTTCGGTTTGTCCCTGTCTATGTAAACGTGCTATGGCCTGCTGGTACAATTCAAGGCTCCAATT